GTTTCTGCCACCAGACAACTTGTATACATATCTTGTAAATCTTGGATAGCGCCAAGCTCGTTCGTTAAGTCTTGGAGATTGCCGTGGTTTCCGGCGGCGACCGAATGAATCATTACGCGGCAGTTCTTTGCGATGCGGCGCTGCCCCTTTGTGCCTGCGGCCAAAAGCAGCACGCCTGCTGACATAACCTTGCCCAATCCAAGGGTGTGTATTTCGCTATCTTGGCGAATGGTGCGCATAATATCATAAAGCGCAAACATATCGTCAGCAGAGCCCCCATAAGTAGAGAGATAAAATTCGATGGGTTTACGATCAGCAGCTTCTTTCTCCATCTTGTTCATCTCGTTAAGATAAAGCATCGCATGAATAATTTCCGCAACCTTTTCCTCCGACACATCACAAAACATTCCTATGATGCGTAAATCAGGCTCCGAAGCTTGGCCTAGGGCGGCAGAGTCGAGAAGGACTATCTTCTGTTCATCGGAGGAGATTATTTTATCAAGAAGTTTTTTTATCATTATTTGCCTGGTGTATAACTTGTAGTACAAAAGCGTGATGCTTTTCTAAATGAGACATGGCACTCTTCCAATCATCGAAATCGATTAGTGGATGATAAAACTTAGGATGTAAATCTATCATTTCTTGAACAGCTCTCTGTTTGTAGGTCGAAATTTCCATATTAAAAGATCGTCTGACATCCCGGATATCCTTTTCGCTCTCGTTCTGTTCTTTCATGTGTCTGATGCGAGCAGTGTGAGAGTAATAAAAATTCTCCATTGACTTAGACAATACTGCTAAACTAACTAGTTGAGTCAATCGAATCATTCCAATGCTAAGTCTCATAGATCGCAAGAAATAAAATGTTTTATGGGTCAGATATCCAAATATAAACACTAATATGTATAGCCACCAAGGCCCCATGGTTCCTCCAAAAAATTAACCACTGAGGTTATCAGTGGTTAATTTATCACGTTTATTTTGATTTGTCAACTATTTTGTGAGACGTTTCATAATACGCTCGGCAAGAGTGTCAACCATCTGTTCCTTACGGCTCTCCGCTTGGAGGCGCGTTGCAACTCTTTTTGCTACCTCATTGACAATGGCATCTTTACTCTTAGCACTTTCTCGTTGCATGTGAACCGGCCGCTGACGATGGCGATCGCGGCTGCGCGCGCGGGCCTTCTTGCCATAGTCAGAGCCACCTTGATCACCTTTACGGGAACCATGGCCAGCGTGGGATGCGTCATACTCTTCGCGCTCTTTCTCATCTTCCTTGGGATCTTCGTCAGACTCGCCGGAAAAATCAGAGCCACCTTGGTCGCCCTTGGACTCGCCGCCTTCCATCACGCGGCGGACGATTTCGGCGACCATCTCTTCTTCAGCACCCATTTCCATCTCTTCGCCACCTTCGGGGCCAAGCTCAACTTCAGCTTCCATGTCGACCTCTTCTTCTTCGCCGGGCTCTTCAGAAACATCCGCCTCTTCGCCTGTGACCTCTTCGATGGCGCGCTCAAGAGCGGACATGAAATCCTCCATGGACACCATCTCGCCGCCGCCGGCATCATCCATGGCCAACTCATCGTCGGCAGCATCAAGCTCGGCGCCTTCTTCATCGGCCAACGCATCTTCGGCGCCTAGCTCATCTTCAGTAGCACCAAGCTCATCGCCCATCTCTTCGTCGCGGGCGCCAGGGTAATGACCTCCCATTTCGCTAAGGCGTTTGCCGCCAACAGGTCGCAAGTTAGCGAGCTTCATAAATTGGCGGATCTCGCCTTCTGATAATAATTTCTTACGAGCCATTGTAAATTCTCCTTGTATAATGACAAAACTTCAAAAATAAATAGTAACATCTTTTCATAATAGCCTCAAAATCGGAAACAACCTATTAAATTTAAGGACTTGAGCTTTTTTAGAGCTTTCGTTTCTATTTGTTTGATTCTTGCGAATGATAAATGTTCTCGTTCTGCTATTTCTCGGAGGGTCATTGGCCCCTGCTCATAAACCGAAACGAGGGTGCAATTATATTCATCGGGATAATCCTGCCACAGTCTGCATTCTGTCTCTTTACATTGTTTCTTTCTTCTCATACATTTACGAGAGCACTCGCGTAAGCCATCAACCTTTTTCATAGCTCTGGGTGCTCCTCTTCAATTAGGTCAAATAAATTTTCTATCTCTCCATCGTTCAATCCAAAATCTTCCATCTTCTGCTTTCCTTTGTTTCTCAACTGCTTTGATTTTGCTTTCTTCTTTTTGTTCTGCGGCTTCATATCATCAATGTAGCTTTGTATGCGCTCGTCGCCATCTAGATAGCCAGCGATGATCGCACGAAAGAATTTTGACTGGGTGACACCATCGTGACGCAACTTTAAGATAAGTTTAGCGTGCTGGTGTGTGTTCTCGACAAACGCAACCTTCTTATCCAAATGAGGATTGGCTACGTCATCGGACATTACCAACTCCTCGTATTGATGTGTGCGCGGCTTTCTGATAGGCCCGATGTAGTTTGTGCCACAAACTGTGCTTTAGTTTGTAGTTGCCGCAAGTTTCGGGCGCCCGTGTATGAGAAGCCTGAGCGAATGCCTTTCTCTAAGTCTTCAAGTATTAGATCGACAGAGCCTCGACACGGCACTCGGGTGGCCACGCCTTCAAAAGATGAATACTTCCCACGCCACTCAACCTGTGCCTCCTTAGAGGCCATTCCGCGATAAGTTTTCCAGCGCTCGCCCTTCGCATCCATAAACATTTCTCCGGGCGTCTCGGTGGTTCCTGCGAGCAAAGAGCCCACCATCACTGCGTCTGCGCCGGCGGCAAGCGCCTTAACAATATCGCCCGAGTTTTTAATGCCTCCATCGGCAACAACTTTAACGTCCCTATCGGTCATGGAGCACTCTACGATGGTCTGCCAGCCGGGGAGGCCATGGCCAGTCTGAATGCGCGTGGAGCAAATAGAGCCTCCGCCAATATTACACCGCACACTGTCGGCTCCCCAATCCGCAAGATCGTTGATACCTTGGAGCGTTGCAACGTTGCCGGCCATGATGTGATAATCATCGCCAAACAAAAGCCTAAGCTCCCAAAGCGCTTCCTTCATCATAATGTGGTGACCGTGGGCCACGTCGACGCATAGAAAGTCTGCGCCGTAATCTACGAGCGCGCTAGCTCTCTCAAGATAATCGCCAGAAATACCGATAGCAGCGCCAACAATACTTGGAGACTCTACTCTATTGATCTCGTTCATCTGCTCCTGAATAGTATTGTAGCGATGAATGATGGCACTAGCACCAACTTTAGCCATCGCATTACCCATCGCTCCCTCGGATATCGTGTCCATGGGTGAGGCAAATATAGGCAGTTGAAGTCTAACGCCCTTTCCCAAATCAGTGGAGATATCGATCTCGCTGCGCGAACGGATATCCGAATACTGTGGGACGAGCAGAACATCGTCATAAGAATACGTGTTATTCATCTTCTTTCCGATTTCTTTTGGCGGTCGCCTTAATCTTTTCCTTTTCAATAGATTTGCGATAAGTTGGCGACATCTCTTCGGTAATTTTAATCGGCTTGGGGGCCTGGGCAGCGCGGGTCTGAAAATATTGCTGCAACGTCAAAAGGGCGCCCTCGGATTGAACCAGCTGATGTGATAATACACAAGCGCGGCTAACCGCTTCTTCAGTCGAGGGGCCTTCAAGGATCGCCTCAAGATCTACCAATTGTTTCATCGCATTTGCCTGTAGTTGCGCAATTGCTGCATTATAAATTTTAATATTCATTTCTGTGATTCCTCGGGTGAAAGTGCGTTTAAAAAGTTTTTCAACTGGTCAAACGTATAATAGCTTGTTTCATTTGGAAAGGGGGGATCTTCCAATAAAGTAATACTTTTGCGTGCGTGGGTGCTGTTCACAAACAAGATTGAAGGCACCCCTGTGATGTCTATTTCCGCCTCAATGTTAGGGTGATCTCCCACATTGAACGCAAAAAAGTGATAATCATCAAATAAGTCCGCCGCCTCTTCATAATACTCTCTTAAGCCATGACAATAATGGCAATCGTTAGAGTA